ATCTCCACAACAATCCCCACAACAATCCCCACAACAATCCCCACAACAATCCCCACAACAATCCTCCACAACAATCTCCACAACAATCACCCTGTAATTATAGAGGCAAGGTTCTCCATCTTTTAAAAATATTCTATAAAATTGAACAATATTTGATGGAACACTTAATATAAATATAAAATAAGAAGCAATGCAAAAACTTTTCACAATTCCTCTTACCAAAGCCACTGTAATGAAACGACCTTCGGCCTTTTGTAAAACCCCGTATGTTGCAGACGTTTATGTAGACGGAGAAACGGAAACCACAATGGCACACACAGCAGCACTGGGTTGTTGTGGGTTGGCCGAAAAAGAGGCAACAGTGTTAATGGAAACCAACACAAATCCAAAAAACAAGTGCGCATACAAAATCCGTGTAAGTAAAATAACAGAGCGAGACCAAACATATTTGGTGGGTATAGATCCCAAAACCGCAGAAAAGATAGTGAGCAAATCACTAGAATATAACTTGATTACTACACTGAAAGACCATAAAAGCGTTGCGGCAGAAAAGAAATTTCTAAATTCCCGATTTGATTTTGCGGGAATAGATGCAAACGACAAACCCTTTATATTAGAGGTAAAAAATGTGCCATTGGCGGATTATGTGGATTGTTTGGCAAAAGAGAAGAAGCATATGGACTTTTCGCATATACCAATAAACAATAAGATTGCCTATTTCCCAGACGGATATAGAAAGAAGGTCAACACAACTGTTAGCCCCCGTGCATTGAAACACATACAAGAATTGGAAGTATTGGTTTCACAGGGTTATAGAAGTATTTTATGTTATGTTATTCAGCGCACGGATGTGACTTCGTTTCAGCCGTCAAACATCGACCCGATATACAAAGAGGCGGTAATCAATGCCCACCATAGCGGAGTGGAAATCATAACAATTGTAGCGTCTTGGGATGAAGAAGGGAATGTACATTTTGTAAAAGATGATCTACCAATAAATATTCCATAAATATCCAAGTCAGGTTCTCCATATTATAAAAACAAACCCAAAAATATAAAAATAAAAAGAGGTGTTATATGTTTTTTTAATATATATATAATTAATATATAGTTATAATAATAATAAATGGGTGGAGATAATTCATATAGTCATTATATACGTAAACGTGCTTGTTGTGAACGTAAAATAATAGAAACAAATACAATTGTAGAGACAAATACAATTGTAGAGACAATAAGACCAGATAAAATAGGAATATTATATTATTCTGATATACAATTAAATGCCGCGGGAGATGCATTAGTGGAATATGATTACAATACAACATTACATAATGGAGTAGTAAATTTCATAAACGGAAACACTAGTGATTCATTGATTACATTTTCAAATGAAAATGTAATAACAAATAGCAATATTGAAATATATGCGCATTGTGATGCGGAAACAAATAGTGCAGGAAATGATAATTGGATAATATTTGAATTAATGGGAAATAATGTGGAAACAAATACATTGTCTATTGTAGATATAGATACACGTAGTGTACAAAAAGGAACAAAATTACATTTATCATTTGGTCCATCGGCATATTGTGTAAAAGAAAACCAAACAATTCAAAATAACTTAACAATAGGGAAAAATAATACATATAGATTAAAAGTGCGGGCAGGAAAAGCGTATAATTTAACGGAAATAAAATTAATTATAAAGTTAAAATAAGTGAGAATGAATAGAGGGCATATATTTTGTAAAATTTGTAAATTTAGAGAGAAATCAATAAATAAAATAATATATATAGTTGTTATATACAATGGCACACAATCTTTGTCATGGAAAAAGTGTGAAAACCCCTAACAGATGTAAAAAAATTCGTGGTTGCAAGGTAGCCAAAGGGACTAAGCGTACTTATTGTCGCAAAACCAAGAACAAAAAATCGGGAACCAAGAAGGCCAAAACAGTGCGCAAGACGGTAAAGCGTAGAAGCGAGGTTGAGCGTTTGAAAGGACTAGGACAGAAGACGATTGCTGCTCTTAGAAAGTTAGTATAAATATATAATATGAATCAATGGTAATGAAAGGTTCTCGACATTAAAATATAATACCCCTATAATTTATTATATTTATGGAAGACATACATATTTTTACAAAAATATATGAATTAATGGGTCATTTTGAGAATTTATGTCATGAAAGCGTTCCGTCGGAGAAAAAATACAAAGAAGACGATGAATTTTTTGCATTTATATTTCAAAATGTGAAGGAAGTGGATCCGCAAAAACAACCAGAAAAACAACCAGAAAAACAACCAGAAAAACAACCAGAAAAACAACCAGAAAAAGAGGAAACAAACCCAACATCATCAACAACAATAAAAGAAGAAGAATCGGAATCAAATGAACAATCACAAACAAACAGCAATTTAAATAATGAACCAGCAAGTGCGTCAACAAAACTACAAGAGGAGAGTGATGAAAGCATAGTGAATAAATATATTAAGAAATGTTATAAAAAAATAGTATTAAAGTGTCATCCGGATAAAAACAAGAAATCGCAGGGTGCGTCAACAATATTTGTACGGTGTCAGGAATATTATGATAACAGATTGCTTATAGGAATATTGTATATATTTTATTTGTATAGTATTAAACCTCCGGAGCCATTAAACGCACTTGATCCAAACAACATAAATAATAAAACAAATGCATTATTAAACAGAATAGCAAAGGAGATTTACATCATTCAAAAAAAGATAGTAGCATTAAGCAAGTAGAAATATATAATTATAGTAAAAATATAATAAGTATTTTATAATATATAATAGTAGTAAATGAATAACGTGAAACATATAGATAATCACAAAGATGATTTATATGAAGAATTAAATAAGCATATAACGGATTCTGCAATTTATGTAAAACAATTGTTGGACAATTCAGATAATTTGGAAAATAATGTAATGGTAAATAATGTAATGCGTAGTCACAAAAAAGAAAAGGCACCAATCCTATTAGAGTGGGTATTAAAAAAAAGCATAAAAACGTTAACCAAAGATAAAATCCGTACTTTGTGTATGTAAACCGATTAATATGTATCGATAATATTAAAGCAAATGAATGATAGATTCGTGAACAAACAATTTTTCGACACTATGCGTGACGGATGGTTTGTCGGATTTTTCATTAAACCGTGTTTTTTTACTTTGTGCAGCGCTGCGATATTTCTCGGTGTTCCAAATTTCTACAAAATCGGTTGGCGCAGTAGTTTCGGAAACGACAACAAGGTTATGTTTGCTCCATTTGCGCATAATATCCCAGAATTCTTCGTTATCAAATACATCATATTTCTTGGTACCGGTTCTATATTTAATGGGAAATTTCGTAACAGCATAAGGAGGGTCACAATAAACCATCATATTTTTAGGATTAAGTTTTCGGTAATCTTTGTTAGTAAACTTGACTTTTTGAATAACGGGTCCAATACGGCGCATACTGTTGCCCATTTCTTTACAGAAGTCTTCTTTTTTGCCATTTAAATATTTTTGTGAATATGCGCCGAAATAGCGTCCCCCAAAGCTCATACCAAATCCGACAAATGCTTTATATGCGTTTGGACTATCGAGTAACTTAGCCTCAATGTATTGTTCTTCGCTAATAGAATCGGGAAATTTAAGAGTGCCAGCTTGTACTTCTTTCCACATTTGAATAAGATCGGGATGGTAATCATTTGCCATAAATTTTTTGGCGTTAATATGTGTCATATTTTTGTATACCCCGAGTGAGCCACAAAAGGGTTCCAAATATCCATTTAAATTATTTTTGTCCCATAAGTCGATTAACACGGGTGAAATATGTTTTCCTAGCCGTTGTTTTCCACCTAAATATTTCATTTAATATATAGTTAGTATAGTTTAAATAAAGGGAAACAAATCGGAATAGTTTGAAAATGTAAAAAATATGTAAAAAATTGAATGAATAATGATTATATATAACGAATATAAATGCCAACAATAATGTCAAAAATCGCCGAAGAAAGTAATGATCCACTATTACATTTACATAATAATTATGGGGTACCGATACATTATTTGTGGGAAATGTGCGGAAACAGTAACAATTACCAGTCATTATTAAAAAATACCACTGAACATACAATACCAAATATAGATGACGAACTAGATGCAGATTATTATAATTTGGGGGAATTGGGTGATTGGGTAAGTACGAGTGAAGAAGTTGTGAGAGAAAGTTATTTGGCTGCAATGAAGAAGTTAAAAACGGAAAGGAAAAAGTTGGAGGCGTATAAGAAGTGTGAAAAACAAAATAATGAATTCAAGTTAGAAAAAATGAATGAATTATGTGATGATGTGCAGCGTCATATATTTGAGTATTTGCCATATGATTTACAGGCGGGGGTGTATATGGAGAATTGGCAAATAATGAAAAAGAAGTTGAATAATATTACAACGGCGCGGTGTTTACGTGGGGTTTGTAAAAACATAGAAAAGAATTATTATGAAAGGCCTAGGCGGCGTGGAATAAATCATCACAGTCAGAAGTTTGAACAAGACCGACGCACACGTGAGTTGCGGCATATATCTAGATTATGGGCGCGACCTATAAATACACCGGATTCGCAAATATTAGTAGATTTTCGAAATTTAACATTAAAGTCGGCAACAAAAAAGGGGCGATTATATGACGTGGAGTGTTTAATAAAAATGTTAATCAATGCAAATGGCAGTAGAAAGGAGGGATTATATAATAGTGCAAAAAAGATGCATTATTTAGGATTTAAGTTGGTGAATGTGATACGCTATTTAACCTCGTAAATAATATGCGAGATATAATATATTTTTTTACGTAATACACCGATAAAGATTTAAATCCGCACACCCCCCGAATGTGGTTATAGGTGTTAATTCATTTAATTCTTCAAATGTGTAAATGACGGGGATAAATGTGACCTTGACTGTGAATATTTAATAAGGTTCTCTATAATAATAAAAATAATAATAAAACCAATAAATAAAAGGGATGACGCTAATAAAAGAAGTCGAATAACACTGGGTCTACTGGGAAACATTATATAATACAAAAATATTTTTATTATACAATAAATTTAATTGTAAGGACTAATGCCGATAGTTGTTAATATTTCGGCCAAGAACGAAACTTTGAGAGGATTAAAGCCTACGCCGTAGCAAGGTGCGCCATAAACTGTAATATAATAATTATATACGGGAGCAAGTTGAACGGATTGTGTAATTGTAAATTGTCCCGATGATGTTGTATCTTCCACGATTTCCTTGTTTGCTTCTGCCAAGATTTGATTGACTTTTTGTTGGAGCATAGATTTTTCCACAAGGAGTGTAACATTATCAATATGTAGATTGACAGAGTGAAATGCGGTAATAAGTGTTTCTTTTGCCAACGTAATAAAGAGACTAAGTGCCTCATCGGTAATAATATTTTGCAAGTCGGTAACTTGGTCATAAAGGTTAACATATGCAGTATGTGAGCGATTAATAACGTGATAAGTTTGAGACGATGCTGGGTTACCATAGTCAGTTTCGATTTTGCGAAGTAATTCCAAATAACTATCCTTAACAAGTTGTAGGTCGGCACTATTAACAATACGGTCAACAAACGTAATTCGGTCCACAAATTCAGTTCTGTCTTGATAAATGACGCGGTCCAAATATGCGACGCGGTCCAAATATTCAATGCGGTCCAAATATTCAATGCGGCTCAAATATTCAATGCGGTCCACAAATTCAATGCGGTCCACAAATTCAACACGGTCTACATATTCAACACGGTCCACATATTGCACCACGATTTTGGTAACAATTTTTATAACTTCCTCGATAATATCGCGTGTTCGTATAGAAGAAGAACTAAATAAATTAACCGGATGATAAATGAGTCGTGTACTACCGGAAGTAACATTATTAGTAAATAAAGATTTGGAAATCATATATAGTGACAAAATAAATTATCCTGCATAAGAGAACAAACAAATGTGTGATTTAATTTCTGGATGAGATTTGACAATTTCATTAAAACTATGGTGAACGACATAATTATTTTGTTTTAAATAAATAAGAAAATGCGGAAGGTCTTCGGGTGTCATATAATTCGAAGAGTTATAATCATTTTTCAACACAGCATAGATGCATTCACTTGGGTAATTTACAAATTCAGATAACTTTTGATTTTTCACGTGTTGTATATATTGTGCAAGTGGGCCATTGGGAATGCAGTTAAGTGATAAAATATTAGTATATAGTTTAGTGTGTGGATTTAAGAAGGGTTGTTTAAACAAATAAATAAAACTGTTTGAAACGTTCATTATAAATATATATAGAAATAAATATAAAGCGAGCACGCCTTTATATAGTGTGTGTGTATGTGTATAAGTAAACAATTCTCTCTCATAGCTCAGCTGGTTAGAGCGTGCGACTGTTAATCGCGAGGTCATAGGTTCGATCCCTATTGAGAGAGTTTTGCGCACGGATGCCCGAGTGGTCTAAGGGGGCAGACTTAAGATCTGCTATCATAATTGGTGCGTGGGTTCGAACCCCACTCCGTGCAAAAAGAATGTGTTTATTTATATGTGTGTTGTATGTGTGTATATGTGTATATGTATGTGTGTGGTCTCATGGTCTAATGGTTATGACTTCAGACTTTGAATCTGACAACCGGGGTTCGATTCCCCGTGGGACCTAGTTCGCAGTCATAGCTCAGTTGGTTAGAGCGTCGGTCTTATGAGCCGAAAGTCCTGGGTTCAAGTCCCAGTGATTGCACCAATGTAGTCCCACATAGTCTAATGGTAAGGATATGGCCCTTTCAAGGCCGAGGTCGGGGTTCGATCCCCCGTGCGGGAAATCTCTCATAGCTCAGCTGGTTAGAGCGTGCGACTGTTAATCGCGAGGTCATAGGTTCGATCCCTATTGAGAGAGAATGGGATATAAAAATGTTCGCCTCCTCGTGGTGTGTCCTGGAAACGACAATGTCGGCTAAATGAACAAAGATGGAAACATCGAATGGGTATTGGCTTTATAAGGGTATTGGGTGTTTGGCTTAAAGGGTATTGGGTGTTTGGCTTTATAAGGGTGTTGGGTGTTTGGCTTAAAGGGTATTGGGTGTTTGGCTTATAAGAACGACAAAAAGTCGAAAAGGTTTTTGGTATGGTTAATGATTAAGGGTAATGGTTAAGGGTTAAGGGTAGAACGACAAAAAGTCGAAATGGTTTTTTGATAGGATTAAATGGTTAAGGGTAAATGGTTAAGAGTAGAACGACAAAATGTCGAAATAGATTTTGGTGGATGATTTGGGATCAATAATTTTTTATATAAACGCGTTTGTTTATATAAAAACAGATTTAGTAATACATAGAAACATAGCAACATATATTCCATACGCTGTACAAAACAGTAAATGCAAATCCAGGGAGGTAATAAAATGAGTGTTGATAATATTTGTTATATTTATATAAAATTCAGGTTATATATAATTATATAATGAACAAGGTAGAAAGCGAAACATCTATAAAAAGTCCCAAATCAGTACAAATAATGAATATTTGTAATATATTATCGCTATTAATAATGATAACTTGTGTTATGGGGATAATAATTTTACTTTTATTAGCATTTTAAACCCTTGGTAATGAAATGGAATAATGTATTTTATAATTATATAAAATATAAATTTAATATATATTAAATGAATAAACCAGAAATAATAGGTCAGGGATCATATGGTTGTGTATATAAACCATCAATCCAATGTGACGGGACAGTGCCATCTAATAAATACATATCAAAAATACAACTGATAGAGCAGGCAACCAAAAATGAAAAGGGTATTGGAGAAAAAATAATAAAAATAGCAAAATACAGTAAACATTTTGCGCCGATTGTGGAGTCTTGCGAATTAAACATATCAAAAATAAAAGAAAGTGAATTGGATAAATGCATGTTATATGACGAAAACAGTGACTCATCATTTGAGTCAAATAAAATAAAATATGTTGGAAAACATACTTTATCCGAATCATTATATAGTTTGTTAAATAAATATCCCAAGTTATTTATAAGACTATTAATAAAGACAAACGTAGACTTATTAAAATCGGTTTATTTGTTAAATAGTAATAATCTAATTCATATGGATATTAAAGAAGACAACATAATGCTGAAAGACAAAGACAGTGGTCCGATAATGATAGATTTTGGAATCTCGTTTGACGTATCATCATATGAAGATAAAAACACATTTTTCACATATGGTTATGATTACCCTCCTTGGTGTTTCGAAATAACAATGATATCATATATGATAAATAAAAAAGGAGAAAAATGGAAAGAAGAAATAGTAAGCGAAGAAGAAGTAAATAAGGTAATAGAAGATTATTTGGGGTATAATAAAGTATTTATTGGAAAAAAAGACACAATGAAACCTCTATTAATGGAATTCGTAAGTCCGTATATAAACAAGAATTATGAATCATTATACGATGAATGTTTAAAGACTGTCCAAACGTGGGATAGTTATGGACTATGTGTAATGTATTATCGTATGTTATTATCGTATGATTTAATAGATGATAGAGCGTTANATAATTATGTGTCAATATTAAAATCCGTAATATATAGTAATCCAGTAAAACGTGCATCAACAAAAGAAATATTGAAACGCATAAAAAATGAATTTAATATGAATAGTATAAATGCGAGCAAGAAACAAATATCAAAAAAGATAAATACAATGGAGAAGAAGAAACGAGATAAGATAGAAAAAAAGGTAAGACAAAGTTATGTGGATGATTTGGAACAAACAAAAGTTTATATTGAATTACAAAAGCAAAGTATAAAATAATTACGGAGATTGTTTATTATTATATTCAGTATTACACATATCAAACAATATATCAAAATCAATACTATTAATGGTATCAGTAACCGAAAGATTAAATTTAGCATCCAGTAAATATTTATCAATAACAAAAGTAGAATTTAATTCGATATATCGACCGGGAATTTTACCAAACTCTTCTTTATATGTATTTAACGTTTCGTTATGAAATTCCGGAACTGGTTGATTATCGTTGGTGTCATTATTCAGTGACCCGTGCAATGTGATATCAAGCTCGTCTTTGTGAATCATTTTGTCAAAAATATAATGTGCAAATTGAAGTGTTGTGAAATCCATAAACGATTTATTCATATTACGCGCCGACATTTCGTATTTTTTTAATACGGGAGTTAGTTTTGTCACGAGTAAACATTTGTTATATTTGCCAAGAATGGGTTTCCAGGAATCGCGTTCGCTACTATTTTTAAGATTCGTGCAATGAATTTGTAAACTATCTATAATTTGGAGGGATAAAACATTTGCACAATGCTTGTATTTTTGAAAACACCTAAAAAGTAGGTCACACATAATATATAATATATATTTTTACATAGAAATATATATTTAATCAATTTTACACCTTTGAATATATATCATTCATCGGTAATTTTTGACTTAGTTGCATTTTATTTTATAAAGTAATTGGTCAAACATGTTCTGGTCTTTCCATAAAGAGTATAATGCATTTTCATTATTGCCCGATAGACATTGTATTTTGTTGTTGTATAAATGATTACGTAAACCATTGTCAAAATACAAAAAATCACAAAAATTCCAAAAAACCAATTTCTGTGGATTTAAATTCAACTTATAAATATATTCAAATGTGGATTCAATATGTACACCTTGCATAAAAACAAGTGTCTGTTCTTCAATGTTACCCTTTTGGGTTTCGAAAAAAGATTGCATTAATAAATAAATGGGTAAATGAATTTCACAAGAAGTATAACAATCATATTGTAATTTTTGTTTCAAAACAATTGCGGTGGCATATAAGGTATCACATTTATGTAAATTTATCCAGATGGGAGTATTTGTACATAAAAACAAACGTTTGTATGCTTTATTTGAAAAATGGCTAAGAAAATAGCTCATACCAAGAATATTATAAAACACATCATTATTGTTATGAAAGTTTTTACAACTTAAATCGATAAAAATAATAAAGTCTTTGGGTGAAAATATTTTTTTATAAAAATTTATACATTGGTCCCATTTTTTATTTAATAAATCATAAATGTGAGAGCTTTCGTGAACGTCATTGTTTAACAATTTAAACATTGTTTTCATAATTGCGCCAGGGTTAAATGCGTTATGAATAATGTGTGAATATTTTGTAATATGTTTAGTTTTATAAAACGTGTCTAATTGTAGCTGTTTACTTGTAAAGAAATAAAAGTATTTTTCCAAGTTTTTTTCCGTACTGTCAATGAAGTCGTAATTTTTAGCACACAATTGTTGTTCACAGGTATAAGAATGGTTTGAAATAAATTTGCGAAAAAAACAATGAGCATCATTTTTATTTTTGTATTCATACTTAGAAATGTTAGAAAATTCCATAGCGTACAATCGTGACAACCATTTAAATTTGGTTTTTTCGCGCGGGACCCATTTAGTTAGAAATCGATTTTGCTCATATTTTAAAAGAAGGGATACGTGTATTTTGACGAGTAAAGAAATAAGTGGGTGATGTTTATCGAGTGTTTTCTCATAAATATAATTACACAAATATTTAAAGTCGCAATACGAACCAAAGTAATCATTCGTCAAATGTTTATGTAAAAAAATGGAACATCGTTCTTCAAATAAGCAATAATAATAATAAATCATAATGTAAAATTGTAATTTTTGCCCCTTGCCCTTTACTGTATTTCGTACATACATAAAAAAATGTTCTGTACGTTTAAATAATATATTGATTTCATTCGTATATGTGTCTTTGTGTTGGTGAATGATGCTTAAATAATTGGAAAATGCATTTTCGAAAAGTATTTTATTTTCAGGACGTATAATATTAAAGTCAAACACAACAAGTTGTTCATATAAATAATCAAAAATGGCACTTTGTGTATTAAGTGGTTTATAAAATATTTCTGAATTTGATTGCATATTATAAGAATATGAGAACAACTATTTAAATCGTTTAATTATTTATGTTTTCGTGTATAAGGTTGTTGTGATCCCGAAAATCTCACCTTTTTCGTAGCACACGTATTTATTTTTGATTTTAAAATAGATTTGGGTTTTTCTTTATAAAAAACAAACAATGAATTTATATCGTGAAACAGTAAGAGAGATTCATTAATAATAGCATCGTTACAAATACTGATTTCTTTGAGGTCATTATTAAAATATTTTTCCCAATCATTATCATTGTGTATATTTTCAATATTGTCGGGTTTACAGTCAATATTATAAGATAATATTTTATCAAAAAAGAATTTTGTATTGTTATTAAATATGCAATGTTTCGAAATAATAGTCATCAGTTTATCTTTTGCAATCATAGAATTGCAGGTATTGTAATTTTGTTTTTTTATTTTGATGATTTCATTTTCATTGTCAACATATAAAAAATAGATACAAATAAATTCTTGAACCGTAGGAGTAACATTATTTTCTTTCTTGAACATAGAATCGTAGTTGTTCCAATAATTCATATTTAAATACTAAATACAAATAAAAATGCAATATTAAACCTATATAAAAAAATAAAAGTAAGTATACTGACGTCAATAATCAATAGTTTTGAAACAGTTAAAGACAAATATATAAAACGTATAAAAAAATATATATTTGAAAGAGTGTTAAATTGGAATTTGCGTACTCAAAATAGAATTGAAACCAAATTGGCGTTTGTTTTCAATTAATAAAATGTATTAGTGGTATTAGAATGCAGTGTAACTGGTATATATTAAATACTATTATACATCAATGCGTATAAGTAAAATTGATTAGAATAGTAACAAAAAAAATATATTAATAAATGTCTAACCAAGAATATTGTATACCACGGGTAAAGAATGGTTTTTCAAATAAATATATAGAAAATACATTTGAAAAATTACAAATAGGGGTAATAGAGAAAGTGATTTGTTTACCTTTAAAATATGATAACAATTATAAAAGAGTTATCATAAAAGTAAATATACAGGACGTAGTAAAAATAGACACATTATCTTACATAACAAATGAAATAAATATCAATAAATATTTTAAATTGGTACATGGTTTTCCGGAATATTGGCGCGTTTATCTCAATCTTCCGCAAAAACAAAGGTAAAATATTTTTCAACAAGAGGATGTACCCCGTGAAAGCTGATTTTTTTCTGTTGTTGAAAAATACAACAATATAAAGATGTTTGGTCTGCATTTCGTATTTCTCGTGAAAATATGTCATCGATATTACTGCATATTTCATTTGTTTTTTGTATTTCATTTTTGATATATTCCTTTTCTTGATATAAATTCGAGATATAATTGGGTTCATTGCCTTTCTCTTCATTTTTATTTAAAAGGACCTGTTTTAATTGTTCTCTAATATTTTTGAACTTATATAGTAACAAATTTTTATGGTGATCCATTTTGCGTAATAATGTAAATATATTGACTTGATAAATAATGGGATATAGAGTGCGGGCTTCTTTTGGAATAAGCATTTTCAGCCCATCTTTAATTTCCCCTATTTTGTTTTCGTGAAAATTTATTTTATCATTGTATTCATTATTTTCAATATACGAATGCATATTGTTACCAATTAATTTCAAAGATGTTTCTATTTTATCGTATTGGTTACTTAAATGCATAAACGATTGAGAATGTGATTCATATTTGAAATAACTTATCATAGAAATAAGAAGTAATATAATACTATTTAATGCAGAACTAATATTATTCCCCCAACTATAATTTAAAATAAATGGAGAACTAATGGTATTGACTGTACTGATTAATATCGTAGGAACCATTAAGAAATTAAGTTTATGTTTACTTAGTTGAGAACAAAATGCATACAGATGTTTTTGACCTTTCACATAAGTAAGAAGAATTTCGAGTTTATTGGTGTGTGTGTTTGCATAATGAGTATCAAAGTTATGTCCTATTTTTTCAATATCTTCATCTGAGCTACTATTATGATCGTTAAAACTCGTTTCGGATAGATTGTCAAAATGGTCATTGTTCTCCATATAAAAATTGAAAGATATAAAAAATGAAAAATAAAACAAAAAGATGGAGTTAATCGAAAAAAAAAAATTCAATAATTTTAAAAAGCTTCAAAATAAGCATATTTTATTGACAACCCGATTTAACAATGATACGTGGAATATAAATGAAAATTATAGAATACAACAATCAATAAAATGTGTATATTGTAGTCCACACATGGTATGTAAAAACATTGCACCGTCGTCATTATTGTTTATATTGGAAATGCATAATGATGAAAATAAAATAAAAGGAATTGGATTAATACGAAATAAATTTGTAAATTACAAACATAATGCGTATGATAATATGATGTATAATCGTTTTAATTATATTGGCCAAAATTATATTTCCAGAGGAGAGATGAATGTGGAGGAGCAAATGTTTATGAAATATTTAGATTTTACGTGTTTTAAAGGAAACAGACATTTAAAGCGTGGTCAGGGTTTTACACGATATCCCTTATTACATTTATATAAATGGAAAGATAAAATAGATTTAGTAAATTATGTTCGTTTTATGTTTAAACGTCGTATGGAATAATATATGATTAGGCAAAAGCATAAAACAAAAACCTAATTATATATTAAATGAACATACAAGATTATAGTGATGATGAATTAATTCAAACAATGAATTTAAATGATCCAAGTGATAGAGAATTAGAGGCAAGAATAATTTCTTTAATCGAAAAATATAAAAATAATAATACGGAAATGGCAACATTTTTTGATCAAGTATATGACCGTTTTTTTGGAAACACGAATGATGAAGAACGCGGAATATCCGACAATGATGACGAAGAAGACAATGAAGACGACAAAGACGAAGAAGACGAAGAAGAAGGGTTTGAAACATTAGTTACTGAGGATACGATAAACAATGAAGGAAAAATAATACGTAGTAGTGATATTAAATCATATAATGAGGAACCAAAGAAGATTAAAATAGTAAAAAATATACAAGATGGAGAACTCACAAACCAGAAATCACAGGGGCAAGACATAACCGGCACGGCCCAAAATATAGACATAACAAAGCAAGTAGATGTTATATCGGGCAAAGTAAATCCTTTATTATTGCAAACGATAAAGCGTGTAATAAGTATTGATAGTCAGTATAGGAAAAACACCACAGGTCTTTCTACTGAGTTTACATTTAATTTATCGGATCCATTAAAAGATGTGGTGTCATTAAAATTATATTCAATAGGAATTCCATATACGTGGTATACAGTAAATAATAATTTCGGTTCAAATTTTTTCTTAATACAGGGTAATTCCCCGGGTATAAATGATGCAACACTAAATGACGTAATTAATTTCAATATTCAAATAAAGTCGGGAAACTATCGCGCACAAGAATTCGTAGATACAATAAACGCGTCTTTAAATACATCGTTATCAAATGTGAGTGATATGAGTTTTGGAAACCTAACAACACAAACGCATATAGAATACAATTCAAATCGCGCAAGGGCAACTATGAATTTGTTTTTTGAGAAATTATATAATGAGTCGAGTTATGTATTTGAGTTTCCAACGTGGACAACACCAAATGATCCCACATTACCGGGCCCTCGCATCGAAAGTGTTCCTGGATTTCTGGGATTTAATAATACAAATTATTATTTTAACCAGATACATTCATTACGTAATATAGAGAGTACAACCAATTTTTCGGCTCAAACATTTACATTAAATGACACAAATAATTTTTTTACGATTTACAAGTATATTGGTCCGGATCCTTATAACGCGTCCACTTCTACAATAGATACGAGTTTTAATGTTAGTTTGGGATTAACTGATGGTAGTTATTCACATATTGATTTGGAAAATGCATTATCTAATGCATTAACAACACATAACAAATTAATAAATTCTTCAATTGTGCGAACACTGATTGATTCGGGATTACAGATTAACAATTCAAATTATTATTATAATATGACAATAAACTTTGATAGAGACACTACATCCAATGTATTGTATTCCAAACCATATATAGAATTTCCAGACGAATCTGCATTATCAATCGATAATCGTATATGGACAGACATATCGTCGTGTTTTCGCTATGCAGACCTAAGTTATGATATGGTAGAATTTGTTTCAGAAACTGCAACACTGGATCAACAAGAAGAAAATCCTGTAATAATAAATGATCTGTCATTTGAAATTAATTGTATTAAACCTGGATTTGATCTACCGATAAATAATTATTCGATTGGCATTTCAAATTCGGACGCAAATGGATATAGTTTGACACAATTTACGAATACGTTTAATAATAGTCTAAATCAAATGTTTGAATCAAGTATTACGACAAACGACCCGCAAGGTGAAATAGTAATTGATAATTCGAAATTTACATTGAATCCTGATGCAACACTAAGCCTTCAAATAGATATAAATAAAACATTTATAAAAACCGATTATAAGACAGATTTATTAATTAACACTGTTATCGATGAGACAGCGGAAGATATATCATCTTGTTTATTAAATAAGCTTAACTTTAATGATACATCTTTAAATGACCATACTCAAATAATGACTTCCGGAACTGTTAACCGTGATGCTGCGGGTATTTCTTTTTTTCCAACATCCCCGAATGATATAAATGACAATGAATTCTTACGCAATTCGTTTGTATTATCAGTTAAGCCTACACAGCCCGAAAATAGTGGAAGCCAATACTCGCCATTTTATACAATAGATATGAAAGATTTTTTACCTTTGGATTTTTCATATAATAATGCTTTATCACCCGCTGCGGAAAATATAATAGATGCACGAATAGATACAAGTGGAGTCGTATTTGGAAATATAAGTAACGATAACACTGCTCAAACAATTGAAATGATGCAGAAAATGCCAGCATTTTTTAATAGAATGTTTGAAAATTTCACAGATAATGACGGACAACATGTACTAAGTGGAACAACATTATCTGCTGAGGCAGATGGTGATAACTTTTATTATACATTAAGTATAAATGTAAACAAAACACTCAACGAAGATGCATATCAATGTCGGTTTATCGATTCATCATTTGGACTAACGAATGGTGACAAATCAGCACTGAGTCATTTAAATTTTGATCCCCGTCTGGTATACAATCCAACATCGCCATCAGCGAATACAGGTAATATAACATACGATTCAAGTGTAAATTTTGTAGATATGTCAAGCATTGTATTACCAAATCAAGAATTAATACGAAGTACAATATTATCTACCGAATCAGTGAACATTAAAAAAATAATTATAAACAATACAAATAATCGTTTTAACATAAAACCACATCAACATATCCAAACGTCTGGAAATGAAAATGACATATCATTTTATATCGCAAATGGATATTACAATAGAAATCAATTAATAACGGAAATAAACAATACATTGGAATATTCAAATACATCAGTAGGTGATACGACTGGTAGTAGTATTAGTTTAATAGATAAAACCGTAAATGGAAATATAAAACAGTTTGCAAAAATTCGCATAAATGTGCGAAAGGATTATAGCGCAAAAGATTTGAAAATAATATTTTATGACAAAGAAACATTTGTTAGTTGTTATGCAGGGGTAAGTAGTGTGCGCAATACAACCCCCGATGCTACGTTAGGATGGTTATTGGGTTTCCGTAAGAAGAAAATATATGAATTAAATAATAATGATTCAAGTATTGTTAATTATACGTTTACCACAACAAATAAAATAACAAGTATTGAAGGCGATACAACAGTAACAACCGACTTGTATAACAAATTATTCATTGTAATTGACGATTATAATCAAAATCGATTAAATGATGGATTAATAACAAATGTAGATGATACAAATAGTGTACCATTACCGTCTTATGCAACACGAAATAGTGTTATATGTGACCCAATAACAAATAATGAAACATTTGATTTAAATGAAGTCAACCCAACGACATTTAATCGACTAACTCAAAATAAAATGTATAGTTATAATGCAATTCAGGAACAACAATTAACAACAACGGACCAAACGGGTGCGGCCCCATATGCAAAAGATATATTTGCAGTTATACCAATAAAGGTAAATTCGTTGCAAAATGGTCAAACGTATACGGAATTTGGCGGGACATTACAAAGTCAGGAGCGTATTTATTTTGGTCCAGTAAATATTAATCGTATGACAGTTAAACTGATTAGTGATCGCGGCGATGTAGTGGATTTAAATGGTTCGGACTGGACATTTTCGTTAATCGCGGAGCAATTATATCAGTCTTCGACAAAATAAATTCATCTTGTAATATAGTTATGTATAATCACATTGGATTTTGGTCCCCCTTTATAATAATTGGTATAGTTTTTTATAGTATTTATGAATTAACACCATATATGTGGTTATTTTTAGCAATAATCCCTTGTAATATATTTTTAAATAAAATAATGAAAAATATAATCATGGAACCAAGGCCTGAAAATATAAAACCATTATACGAATTTGAGGATTATGATAAATACGACAAATACGGCATGCCGTCGGGTCATATGGGTATGAGTTCGTATGCTACGTTTTTCCATTATTTTCTAACAAAAAATGTATATTTATTATTAACAAACGGATTTTTAACCGCTTTATGTGCGCATCAGCGATATGAAAGCAATTCTCACACATTGGAACAGCTATTTGTGGGTACGTTCTTGGGTGGTTTAATTGCTTATGCTTCCATTTTTTTTATGAAGAAATATTTGAAGCGTACATAATATGTATTAATAATATATATGTCCCAAGGAGATTATTTAAAACATAAAGTAACGGCAACTCTATTGAAAAGTCAATCTACATTACCTGCAATATTAACAGGTGATGCATATACGTCATATAAACGGTTTCAATTAGCAAATACAATAGCGTCAACCAGTACATCATATGAACAATTATTGCAAACAAATAAGCAAACTGTATTTGGTATGGAATTAAATGTATCGGGATGCAGTGAGTTTAAATTGTGTAAAGATACAAATACGCGACCAAATAGAGAACTAATGACAATTAATAGAGATTGCCGTAAAACAAAACCTTATGTTAAACATCCACCGGGAAGAAAAACCGCGTGTGATTGTGCACTTAATAGAAGTAAAAGTAGTAACCCTTGTAAATGCGCAACATCATTTTAGAAATGTACACATACACACGGGTATAATTATTCTTAGATATAGTATTTAAAAATAATTAACAGAATTATATTATATGCAAATAATAATAGATATTATATCAAATATATCATTGGTCGCCTTTCCGTTGTGTATAGTATATTTATTGGGATGTGATATACATAAATATATGGAGTCCATAAAAAATAAATTAGAACTATTTGAAAAACATACATATAAACTAATAAATGCAACACATTACAATGATTATTTTATAAAAGTATATCAAAATGCTTTATCGGACGAAGTATGTGATGAAATTATAAAACAATTTGAAAAAAGTGAAATATATGATGGCGTAACCGCGGGAGGATGTAATCCAAATATAAAAAAAACAAAGGATTTTCACTTATCGCATGGTAAATTAGAAGATTGGAAAGAATTAGACAATGCATTATATAGTTCATTGGCAACGCATTTACAGAGATATTATGCCGAAACACAATTAAGACCAATGGAAAATCTCGAAGATACTGGATTTCAAATACAGCGTTACCGTAAAAAAGATGGTCATTATGTAATGCATCACGATGCCAGTCGTGAATTTGATAAATATCGTGTATTAACATTTTTGTGGTATTTAAATGATGTGCCCGAAGGAGGTGAAACGAACTTTTATAATAAAATCTGGGTAACACCCAGAAAAGGACAACTTGTATTATTCCCTGCAAATTGGAATCATGAACATATGGGATGTATGCCAATATCAAATGATAAATATATAGTAACCGGTTGGATTTATACACGTGAGTTGTATGTTGACATGCCGGAAGAAGTAAAAATATATTTCCAACAAATGCAAAATAGGGAAGCAATACCACAATCAAATGAAAATATGGAATCTGTAACCAATGAAGAAAATAATAAAACAATTGAAACGGAAACAGAAGTCAAAACGGAAATTTAAAATTAATATAATATTATAGTAATTTTAACAATTATAATGACCAACCATATGTTGTTGTTTTGTGAACGCCGCTGTACATAATAAAGTTAACAACTGTATAAGGGGGCTTTCGTGTATCTGTACTCCCCCCAGTCCCAGTCCCCCCCCAGTCCCCGTTTTCATTTGCCAGAGTAATCGTCGGTTTTACATTTGTCTCTGCCGCATCAATCGTAATACGTGGAAACATTTGTGTCAAACCGCCAAGATGAATATTCCCCGCATCGTTAGTATTATAGTTTCGCGAGTCATAAGGAATAGCATCGTCTTTTCTTTTATTGTTTGTGGCGGGAGAGAACCCCGCATAACTCC